CGGAGTTGCCATTACCCAAGTGAGAAACGACATCAGCAGGGATTACAAACTCACCATGGCTGAGCTTGGCTGGCTGTATTCCATCAATAGAACTAGGAATCTTATCGGCCATACCATCGGTAGTGCCCTGTAAGTATCTGGGTTGCATAGAAGTTTCTCCTCCGTGTGCATAATGTAAATCCATTAATCCGCCAGCTTTAGCACCAGTGTCATATCCAAATGAAGCACTGTTATCAGCTGGTGCAGAGTAAGTCAAATTGCTAAGATCACCGGTATAGCCAAGATTGGATGCAACAGTAGCAGCATCTGTTGGGCTTAGTCCATACTGAGATACAACATCTTGTGCGCTCATACCAAGAGCACCAAGGTCTTGAGCAGCTTGTGCATAGTTACCCGCCTGATAGGCAGCAAGTGCATCTGCAGTCGTTGGCGCAGCAGGGGCAGCAGGAGTAACAGGAGCAGCAGCAAAGTTGGATAAATTGGTTGACGTATTAACTGGGATAGCAGCCACACCAGCATTTGTGCTTGCAGGCGTATTGTCTACCACTGGTATTTGTACAGAACCATTGACCATTGGCTGAGCGCCTGTAGATGCAGGCGTATTATTTACAACCGGTATCATGCCAGCCTGATTAGCCATGGGTTGGCCGTACTGATATGTCGAAGCACCAGCAGCACCTGTCCCTGCCCCAGCTTTTAAATACTGAGACAAATCAACCTGTGGGAACATAGCTTGAATTTGGTCAATGCTTAACCCTGGATTAGCAGCAATAATGTTATTAATTGTTGCTATGCCAGAAGATGCAGCAGAAGGATTGCCAGAATTAAAAGCTGACGTAGCATTTGCTAATTCGCTTTGTATATTCGAAGCTGAAGTTATTTGCGGTGTTGCTGTAATCCCTTTGGCTTGGTTATACAAGTTAGTAATTTCACTTGTACTTAACCCAGTAGCAGCAGCCATTTCTGTTGGAGTTACTTTCCAAGTATCCATCAACCCAGCAATTGTTTTGTTTGCTGCGGGCGTACCAGGGGAACCGACAGCAGCCAACGCATTTTGAATACCAGATGTAATTTGTGATGGTGTACCTGCTTGGAATTGAGCAATACCCGATGCCGTAGGATTTTGTAAACTAGCCAATAATTGTTGTGCAGGAGTTAACGTTGATGGCGTAGGCGTTACTTTAGTAGCCGTAGGAGTAGGCGTAGGAGTAGGCGTAGGAGTCGGTGTGGGAGTAGGTGTAGGCGTAACAGTATTTTTACCAGCTGTATTGACTACAGTATTTCCACCTGTATTAGTTGCATTTTGGATAGTACCAATACCGGTCTGGGGTGTAGCTGTATAGCCAGGGCTAGATGCATTGATAACGGCAGGCAGGCCAGCATTATTACCTTGCGTGACAGGCGTATTCCCGTATGCGGTTTGATTAACCCATGGCATAGCAAACGGTGCTACGGCTGGTTGAGCAGCGGCGTTCTTTGCTGCAAGCTGTTGAGCTGCCGCTGTTATTGCGTCAGACTGAGCGGAGTTCGCGGCCTTAGCTGCAGCCACTGCAGCTGCATCAGTAGGGTCAACATAAGTCGTATCAGTGAAATACTGTTGTCCTTGCCCGGCTGGAACACCTGAATTAACCTGGCTTCTCAGCGCCGTTAAAGTAGGAATAGATCCCTGATAGGCTGCAGTCTTAGGTGTATTACTGCCAAATAAAGTAGAAAGAGCCGCTAGTCCTGTGATACTTCCCGCACTTTGAGCAAGGAAAGCAGCCGCCAATTTACCTGCATTGGGGTCGCCACTTGCCAAAGCTTTTACAACCTGAGAAGCCGATACTTGAGAAGCGGCTCCAGATGATCCAGCTACCGATGGAGTTTCATTTGCGTTGGCTGTTGAAGTATTTAATTGGTTATAAGTAGCTTCATCAATTGTTTTTCCATCCTGCTGATATGTGCCATCAGACATTTCTGAAACAATAGAACCATCTTTTGCTGTAAAAGAATTAACTATTTGAGGGGCACCAGAATTTGTACTTGTCGAAGAACTTGATGCATCAGATCCCGTAGTTTGTCCATTACTATCGCCAACACTTGGGGGGCTGTCAGTAGTTATAGAATCAATCGTGTTGTCATCATAATAGACATCATAAGTATTGTCGCCAGTATCAACAACGTTTGTTACTTTAGCCATATCAGCCCCTTGCGTTTAATAGTTGGACAAGGTCATTTATCGACCCGCCACTTCTAGCATTGATTGTAGTATTTCCGCTTGGATTTGACGAATTTATTGTGTCAAATATTTTTCCCAAATCCACTGGCACTATATTCCCAGAGGTCATTGGAACAGCTATTCTATTACCTGATGCGTCATATCCTGGTGTCGGTAAGGCTAAAGCATTCTGTATTGTTGGCACCGCTAAAGGATCTTTGGAAGCTCCGCTGTAAACGTTTACAGCAGGAGTAGTTGTTGGGGTTGTTGGAGTTGTAGGGGCAGTCGCAGTACTGGTTGCCTGCGTCGTAGGTTCTGAGCTCGGAGTTTGAGATGTCGTAGAAGCTTGAGATGTGGTAGGAGTTATATCACCCTGTATGGTTGATAACATGGTTTTGGCCATGCTTACCGCGCTAGGGTCATTACTTCCCAGTATTGCTGAAATGTATGGTGTGACAGCATTTAATGGCTGCCCGCTTGCTAGGGCTTTAGCTGCATTGGCTGCTGTTAAAGCCACCTGATAATCAGACGACGTATCAGTAAGCTTAGTCAAATCACTGATCAACGCAGAAGCGTTCTTACTTTGAATTGCGGTGCCAACGTTTACAGCGGTTTTAGCTGTACCAAGATTTTGAGCCAATGTTGGATTTGCAACCCCTTGGGTAGGGGCTCCTACAGAAGAGCTTCCATCCGAGTAGGTTGTCGTGACCGTTCCGTCTTCGTTTAAAACCTGGTCAACTGGAGTACCGCCCATGGCTCCTACCATTGCTATACCGGCATTAAGTACGGTACTAGCGTTTATCTTTTGCCCATTGGCCAATGAATAAAGAACCTTTCCTGCCGCCATAAATGGAGCAGTAACAGGAATCATAGACAGGGTTTGTATGATAGGAGCTGTACCAGCCCACCCGCCAGTAGAAGTATCCTGTTGTGGCATAGCCTGGCCAGTCGCTGACCATGTAGGGTCAAACTTGGTTTTAGATAAATGTCCAGAAGAGTCCGCCGGGAATATAGGATTCGATCCAGAATAACCCGTTAAATTACCGCTCGTATTATAATTAGCCACTAATTTAACAGATGGATCCCAGCCAGCAGGAGTCGGTATCTGTGTTGTATACCCTGTTAAATTGTCGTTGCTATCATAGGTAGGAGTGACACCAGCAGGTAGTTTACTGGTATCGACCTGGGTCACGGTTTGGAATTTACCTGTGGGAGTAGAGCTATCATCTCCCGTCATGATAGGTTCTTGTAATGTTGTGGTCGGCAGACTGCTAGGAGCCTGAGACATTAACGCAGGATCTAACCCGGTCATTGCTTGGTAAGTCGCCTGATCTTTATTGGCCCAAACAGGTAGATTTGTACCCGCATATTCAGTAGCCAGAACTTTTTCCAAGGGTATCCCTGTGGCATCAGAATACTGCTGAGCCGTCACGCCATTGGCTTTCATGGTCTGAGTAACCTGAGCATCCGAAGCATTGGGATTGGCTTGAAACCAAGCTTTGATTTGATCAGTCGTAACTGTCATACAGCCTCACCACCGCTAATCGTAATGGTTAAACCTGCTGTTGAAGCTTTGGCAGATAAGAATGAACTGGTTGGTAAAACCTGTACCCCAGAATAGGAAAAAGTACTATTTGCCGCTACGTTTTGAACATAAAAAAGCGCATTTCCCGTGCCCGCTGTACCACCTGTGGGGACAATATGTAGATTAAACGTAACCGCAGACCCAGTTGTATTACATACATCAATCTGTTTCATGTATGTTCGAGTCGGAGTTGTTATATTGGTTGGTACGGTATAAAGCGTAGCATAGCTGGTTGTTAAAGCAGCTTGAGCAATTTGAACTGGAGTGACATTCTGATAAGCGGCCATTACAACCCCAGCCAAATAAGAGCTTGATTGGTTGATACTTGGTTCATCCCAACCTGATTAACGTTGTCATTGCTTGCAAAATACAGGCGTAGGACTTTGGTGAGGTTATCCAAGTAAACTGGATCATATGCCCTAGGAGGAAGAGGTAAGTTGGGCGATACATTGATAACAGGTATTGTCATGTATTTCCTCGCTTTCCATCTGGTTTAACTTCAATTCTTGGAGTTCCTAATTGCCACTGTAATCCCAGCTGATTTCCTTCTATTTGGAATATCAACTGTCTACCTCTTAACCTGATGAATACTTGGCCAGTGAATTGTTCAATAGGCGCTGTTGCCGTCCTGGTTACTGTGGCTATGTTCGAGCCCCCTGTAGCTTGAGGTGAGTTATATCCTGAGCCAGAGTTCTGCATGGGAATCAGCGTCATGGTCACTTGCGGGCTGGTTGCAGTAGACTGCCTAAACGTCACATCAGGAAGTATCCTGTTAACAAACGCAAACCGATTACCAAATTGCAGATCAAACTCAGAGGATTGAATATAGCTATCCATGGCCAAATCTACGCCATTGGTATTGTCATTAAGCCCGTATTCCTGATACACCAAGGTATTATTATAATTAGCCGATACTGGATATCTCAAAGCAGTCGAATCAATCCAAGCCGTTCTACCCATTGAACCATAGTACCAGATGTCATCTTGGTAGTTATAAACTACATAGCTGTCTATCGTTGTACTATTTTGTGAGCAATAGAACCACCATATCTCATTGAAACCCTCAACGGTTCCTGCAAAAATTTGTTGCGACTGGTTCTGGTTAATATTGCTGTAAATGTATTCTCTCAAGTCACATCTAAGCGTTGAAACTGTACCGTTGTACTTATAAAACTTGTCAACACCCATCCAGTAGGTTGTACCTGCCGCAAGGATAGCTGCGTTCTGGCTCATGATCGATATATTGTCTCCAACAATATTAGAACCCCAGACCGCAGGAGTTCCAACATATTGGAAAGAATAAACCGAGGTATCCGTAAACACGACAATTTCTTGCCTGTTTTGAACACAGGCTACGATCTTAGATCCTCTGGATAGTCTTATATCTCCCGCCTGATTAGTTGCAGCTGGTGTCCACATGGTCACAGATTCCTGATCTGACCAACGAACCAACATAGGATCGAGAGTAGAGCCACCCAATGTGTTAGTGCCAAATGCAAACACAAAGCGACTAGCATCGGAGACAAAGATAAAATTAGCAATAATCGGTACATCTGACGCTCCCGATAATGTGCTAATGTTAACTCCTGGGCTGCTAAAGGTTGTACTATAAGCCCAATAATATATAGCCCCGCCTTGAGGATTAAATATTAAATCCTGCCCGAAGTTGGCTTGGCTCCATAGTCTTAGTCCTACTGTTGTAGAAGAGCTGGTACCCCATACTCCAGAACCCCAAGTGCCTGACCCCCATCCATATAAAGGTACCTCAATGGCTGGGCCAGTATTGATTTGATAGGTAGCCGTGACAGTCCCTCCGCCAGGAGAGCCCGATGCATCCGAAGCGTTTGCCGTGGCCGTGGCAGTGAAGGTGTAAACGTTTACACTTAGCACTGTGACTTGATATTGCTGGTTTAAAACCGCAGCCGTGATATTGCCGCCTAGCCCAGTCGCCCCAGAGAACGTTACAAAATCCCCTGTCACCGCTCCATGAGCTGTGGCATTCACTGTAATCGTTGATTGGCCAGCAATCGCTGTGAACGGGTTTGTTAGAGTCTGCGTTCCACGAATAGGGGTAATATCATAAAAGCTACCCGCTTCATTAATATAAAACTTTAGATTGGTGCCTACGCCAATTAATGATATGCCCGTTAAAGAAAACCAGTTAAATAAAGAGCGGCAAACTCCTAGATAAGTATTTAAACTTAACGGATACCAGCCCCCTATTTTTTCAGGGAATCCTTGCCTAAATCTGACCAGTTGAGATTTATACCAGCTCCCGACAATAGTAAAACCTGGCGAGTTAGTTCCTACCGTTTCTGAGGCATATTGTGTTTGCTCCCTGTTTACACCAGGGCGAAACATAATGGGTAGTAGTGCGGTAGGTTGATCAGCCATAGCTTATTGTCCCATTACCCACCTAAAACGGCAAGTGCATGTTGGGTTAATTTGATCCGTTCTTCCAGTCCAAATGTACCGCCATTGATTCTTCTGGTTAGTCCTTCCCAGTTCTGCGCTTCAGCCAGATCGTTGCATCCGTGGGTCTTCCAAAACCACCCAGCAGATAGGGCGGCATACATAGGGGTCGCAACCAATTGAGGGTCTTTGACCATATCCCTTTGGACTGCTTGCCCAAAGTGGTAGTAGTTATCGTGTCCAGTCAACTGAATACAGCCCCGACCATGAAACCGCCAACCATCTCCTGATTTTTCATCACGGTTTCCCATTCGATTGGCGTAAATTCTGTTGGCAATCTTCTCGGGCTGGTGGGCGTAAAGGGCAAACTCATCGGGTTGAAACTTGTGTCCAAAGAGCTTTTGTAAGGTTTCGGCTCGATAGTTGAGGTTTTCTTCCAGTGTTTTGAAATGGTTGCACTCGTGGCTGCACTGTCCGATAAAAGCTGCCTGCTTCTTGACATCATTTACCCCAAACGTAGCAAAGGTTGTAGTCAATGGCTCTGACCATTCAGCACCTATCCCGAGCTGATTGAGCTTCTCAGGGCTTAACATTAACCATCTCCCTTACTTTTTGGTAGGTGTCGATGCAGGCGTTGAGCTGGGTGATGGCGATGTCCCCGTCTGCTGCGATACTTGCAAGAGCCTTAATAGTCTCTCGCTCAGATTGGCCTGCATCGGTTGTATTTCCGCTGGTAGCTCCGGCATCTGCACTGGCTTGAACGGGACAACTGGAGGGGAGGCGCAACTTGTTACTGTCCACAAGAGCAGTAAGATTATCTTGTTTCGCTTTAACATCA